GACGCCGAGCACCTTTTGCCGACCCGCGGAGCCGGTCGCCCGCGCGTAGACCTTGCCGCCGACCGCCAGCGACGTCGAAGCCGCCGCGATCTTGTCGACAGTCCACACGCCGCCGATCGCGAGCCGCAGCGCCGCGCCGGCACCCGTGGCCGAGTTCAGCGCGATGCCACGGATGTCGCCGCGCTTGATGAGCCACCCTTTGGTGACTGCGCCGGTGGCGACGGTTTCGAGGACGTCGCCCGGCTGTACCAGATTCGTTGCCATAGTAGTCTCCTAGTGAATGGCCGAAGTCACATGACGCCACGTCCGGCCATTCTTGATGGACGTGATCAATCCATTGCTGACCTTGTATTCGCGGGCCAGCGTTGTTCCGAGTTCGCCGCCTTGGAGCCGCGCCCAGATTGTCCGCACGTCAGCGTTTGTCAGTTTCGCGGTATGCACTCGCTCCCCGACTGCGCGCGTCCCGTGGCGGATGGAGTCCAATGTGTTCTCCATCTGCGTTGCCCACCTGAGGTTGCTCGCGCGGTTGTTGCGCTTGTTCCCGTCGTTGTGGGCGCAGACTTTCTGGAAGGGGCGTGGTCCGTGAAACGCTTCGCACACGGCTACGTGCACCGTTACCTGCACTGAGCGCTTGTCACGCATCAGCGCGACCCGCTCGTAGCCGTAACGATTCACGTCGACCTTCAGCCGGCGCCACGAGGTCTTGCCCCAGCGTCGCCGGCTGTGTTGGCCGTCACCCTTTTTCAGACTCCACACTTCCCCGTGATCGCTCACGAAGTAGCCTGGGAATCCGCGAACAGGGCGAATGCGTGGCTTGTTGCTCACAGATCAAGCAACCCCGTCGTTATATTGGGCCCCTCGAAAATCCGCGGCAGCCGCACGCACATCGAGGCGAACCTTGAACGCGACACCGTCCTGCGAAAACGGGTTCTCCTGCTCCATGTACGGCGTCTCGTTGCCGTTCAGGAAGCCAACGACGACGGTCGGCAGCAGGTTCGGGTCGCAGAGCGTGAACCAGCCGGACGCATTGAAGGCGTCGATGCGCGCGTCGGCGATGACGTCGAAGCGGCCCTGCCAGACGTTCGGTTTCAGCGTGCCCGCGGTGCCGGCCGGGTCATAGAGCGCCGTCGCCAGCGCGCGCGCCGTGCCGACCAAGGCATGACCGCAGACGAGGTAGCGAGGCGACAGGTTGATCGTCGCGCCGCTCGGGTCCGTCTGCGTGGCGGTGTAGCGGTTGTGGACGTCCATCGTGGTCACGCTCGGCGCGCCCGCGTTGGTGGTCGTCCAGATGTTGTTGTGCGTGGTGTGGAAGAGCGCCTGATTATCCTGCGCGAGCGTCGGGTTGCCCGTCAGCACCGCGTAGGCTTCGTCGCCCACCATGCGAGCCGCAGCGCGGCCCATCAGCATCGGGACTTCGGTGAAGGCCGCGAGGTCGTCGTTGATGATCGCCTGACGCGAGATCGAAAACGCCTTGCCGTAGGTGCGCAGCGTGATCGTCTCCTTCGTGTCCGACATCGTGCCGTACTTGTACTCGCCGTGCTCCGGGATGACGTCGAGGTCACCGAAGTTCGAGCGGTTGAGCATGTTCATCGGCTTGAAATCGGAGATCGACACGACCTTGCAGAACGGCCGCCACGTCTCCGGCGCTTCGGTGTAACCGCCGACGAGCCACTTGTTAGCGGCGTCGAGCAGCAGGTTCGCGAAGTCCGAGGTGCCGTGGCTGATGATGGCGCCGCCGCGGACGAAGCTGCCCTGGTGCGTCAGCGCGAGTCCGACGAGGGTGCGCTGATCCATGCCGGCGGTGTTCACGCCCTGACGGACGAGCGAGGCGCGGGCCATCTCGAGCAGCGTCATGCCGACGAACTCGTTGCCCTGCCGGTACTCGGCCTGCTTGCTGGCGTCCTTCACGGCGCCAGTGCGCAGTTCGATCGCGCGCATGGCGCCTTCGGCGAACTTGTCACGCTGATCGGCGCCCGCATTCACGCGGATCTGCGAGTCGCGGCCGAACGGATACTCGGCATAGCCGCCCGGACCCGCGAACTGCGGCGCCTGGCGCTGCACCGGCGGGAGGGTGGCGACCGGGGAAACGCCCGAGCCCGCCATCTTCAGCAGTTCCTCGCGGCACTGATCGACGCTCGCGCCGGAGTCGATCGCCCACTCGCGCAGCGCGATGTGGTCGTCCGTCTGGAAGCCGGGCAGCACGAAAAGCTCGCGGATCGCCGCGATACGCTGCCGCTCCTCGTTGCGGCCTTCTTCTCGGCCTTTGGCTTGTACGAGACGCACATGTGCCGGGCCGGTATCGGGCGGCGGCACAGGTGCCGGGGTGCCGGAGTTGCCGGCCTGATCTTTGTCCATGCGTGTCTCCTCTGAAGACATTGCCCGTCCAATTCCCACCGTGTGATCTGCCGGGACGGAGACGACAGAGACTTCATGAAGCGTCCAGCGAGTGACGGTCACGTCGTCGCTGTCCGCGGATTCCTTCCACTCGTCGACCCGGTAGCCGATCGAGATCCCGAGCGGCATGCCCTCTCGGATCTGCTCCCAGACTTCCGAGCGGGTGGCGTGCTTGCTGAAGCGCAACTGGCCGCGGAGCACGCCGCCTTCGAGGCGGAAGCCTTCGGCCGCACCGAGCAGCGAGTCGGTGTCGTGCCCCCAGAGCAGCGGCAGTGCGCCGCCGCTCGCGCGCTCGAGGTTCACCGCGCTTGCCTCGTGGCTCAGGATCTCGTTGCCGAACCACCGGCGAACGGGCGTCTCGCTCGACATGGACGCCGGTACGGTGCGGGCTTCCTCGTCGGCCGCGCGAACGTCCAGCGAGAGTTCGCGGTAGAACGTCTCGGTGGTCAGCTTCTCGCGCAGTTCGCGCGTCAGCGGCTCTTTCACGGCAGCTTCAGCGCGCCAGCGTTGACGAGGAACTGGGCGTGCCGACGGCTGCGCGCCTTGTTGGCCGCGACCAGCGTGTCGAGCTTCGCGTTGTGCACGGCGCGCGCCTCTTCGACGGTGGCCGGCTGCTTTTCAACGACTTCGTTTTCCTTCGCCATGAAGGGCTCCTATGCGGCTTCGGCCGCGTTGGGTTGGGGGTCCGCATTGGCGTCGGCTTCGGTTGCCTTCGGCGTTGCCGTTGCGGCTGGTTTCGGGGCGAGCATTTCGCGCAGCGGATCGGACTTGATCTGCTCGTCGACGATCTGCGGGTCGTACTGGTTCTCGCGAATGACCATGTGGCGCGACTTGAAGCCGGCCTCGACGGCCTTCGCGCTGGCTTCGACTTCCTTCATGGGATCGATCCACGGCATCGCCGGACCGACGAAGTCGACGGCGAACATGGTCGCGGTATCGATCTCGCGCAGGCTGACGAGGCCCGCGGCCATTGCCATGCGCACGAAGCGCTGCCAGATCGGGCGGTAGAAGACGCCGTACAGGTACTCGCGCAGCAGCTCGTAGCCGACCCACGACTCGACGAGTTCCTGACGCTGCGCGGAATAGGTGCCGTTGTAGTTACGGCTGACGCCGCTGTACGAAGTCCCGGTGCCGCTCGCGATTGCGCGGATCTGGGAATTGCGGAAGTTTTCGAGGTTGGAGTTCGGCCGGTCGGTGCCGATCGTCTGCACGTCCTCGCCCGGCAGCAGGTTGTCGAAGATCATGCCGGGGTTCATTTCCATGATCCGACTGCCGTCGCTGGCGCTCGTCGCCGAATAGTCGCCGTTGCGCTTGATCACCGCGCAGAATGCCGCCGCGACACGCGCCGCTACGCGCTCGGACTCTTCGTATTCCTTGATGTCCTCGAGGCGCTGCAGGACCGAATGGAACACCGAGACGCCGCGTACCTGACCGAAGCGGCGCACGAATTTCACGTGCGTGATCAGATCGGCGCTGACGCGCTTCAGCTCGGACTGAACCTGCAGCAGGCTCGTCGGGTTGGCGAGCAGGCCGAGGTCGCCGGGGTGTTCGCGGTAGAGCCAGTACGCGATCGGCTCGCGCCAGTCGGTCAGTTCGACGCCGTGCACGATCCGGTTCTGTGTCGGCGTGCTTGCTCGTGACCAGTCGAACGGCAGGTAGTCGGCCTCGATCAGTTCGATCGAATACGGCACCCGCGAGCGGTGGCGGATCGGCGCGCCGCTTTCGAGGTGCTGGATCAGGAACTCGCCGTCGCGCAGCCAGGTCCGGCAGGCCAGCGCCTCGATCGAGGGCCAGGGCAGCGTGCGGGACGACTCCGGCATGCTCTGCGCCCATTCCAGCCAGAGGGCGCGCAGGGTGTCGTTCGCCTTCGCGGCGAGCTTGCCGTTCGGCGCCTTGATCATGGGCTCGATCGCGATCCCGCAGCCGATGATCTTCTTCACGAGGTCGTCGAGGACGCCGACCGCGAGATCGTGGTTCTCGTCGAGGTGCCGCGCCCAGCTCCGCAGACTGTAGCGGGCGTGATCCATGACGGCGTTACCGGAGCGCTGATCGCCGCGCATGGGACGGTGCCGGGACGA